TATAAAAAACACGTCGCCCAGTCTCCGCGTACTTTTTTCGGCGATTTCTCATATACCCCCCCCCATAAGATTTTACTAAAAACTAACAATATATAAAACAAATATTTATTTTATATATTTACACAAAAGTATTTGTGGTCCTGTATTCGCTGATTTTTTATCTCTGACAGATTTTTTTTTTCTTTCTTCAATTCTTTAAAAAAAAAAAAAATCTCAAAATCTTAAAATAATCCTGATTATAGGACCAACAGCGAAATTTCAAATTACTAATTAACACATACATACACGTATTTTTACTTACTCTTTATTAGAATAAATTGATTTAGAATTAATAATTAATACATTATATAAAGATGAGCTGTCCTATCTGTTATGGTCCAAACAATTATGTGAAATGTAATGATTGTGTAGATGGAGGGGTATGTGTAGAATGTGTTAGGGAGTATTGTCCTGTTGGGTTTTGCTATACTTCAAAAAAAGACCAAACAAGGTGTCCAGTATGTAGAACAATTCAATATAAATGGATTTACGAAGAATGTATATCAAATATTGTACAAGATATGGTATATTTCGGTAGATACGATTTACCTGTTGTAGACATATTAGAAAGAAATATATTACTCTAACCAAGTAATATCATTAGGTAAATTCATCTTATAGCAATAATAGAAGCAGTCAAAATTGCAGGAGTTTTTCCAACCATCAGGAACAACACCATTTACTTGTTTAAGAAAATGTATTCTCTTGCGAGGAATAATAATCTGTAAATTTTTATCACCTTTAAAATTATTTCTCATATACGAAGTATTTATTTTAGATGAAGGCATAATCATTATAAATGGTTTATCTAACTCTTTCAGTCTTGCCATTACATCTTTACTACGACTGAAAGGAGGGTTCGATACAATAATATCACCCAAGTCGTTCTCAAAGAAATCTACCTCTTCGTGTATTACCTTAAATCCAAGTTCTCTTAAATAATCACCGCTATTACCATCTCCATAGAAAGCTTCCCATATCACCTGATCTTTTGGAATGAATTGTTCTATATTTTCCCAAGCGTATTTTGGTGTCATATAATCATCGTGTTTCGCAAATGTTTTGGTGTGAAACCCAGCCATAGTCTATTATATAAGTGTATATAAAAAATGTTTCAATTTAAACTTTAATGAGATGATGAATCATCGTTCTCGTTTTCATTCCCCTACGAATGCGAAGTTTATTTATTTTCATCATCTTAATAACATCTTCTCTGCAAGGATAAAAGGCTCGTCCTTTGTATACATAGAAAACATCACCATAAAGATTTCTATGGTCTCGGCGATGGCGTTTATGGTCTATCCACTCACTCATGTTCGCGATCGCCCTCGTCGCCCACCTCTCCGCGATAGTAGGAATTTTTGTCCGCAGTTCATCAAGATAAGGTAGTTTATTGTATTCCATGATTTCATATGTCAGTTCGGTCGGCAGTTTGTCCCACAAGTTAATCATCGATTTCATAATGGTTGGTTTGCTTTTACGATACAGAAAGATGTATTAAATTGCTTTCAATTTTTTTTTGGCAGTTTGCTTGAAACTGCTTGAAACTGAAAAAAAAATTGAAAGCAATTTAATGATTGATATGTATTGCGTTCAACCAACTTTCAAAGCTACGATGGCTCATTTCAAACAGATTAAAGAACAGATTGATGATGCGGATTTTGCGTTTGAGAATAAATCGTTGCTTTGTAATGATGTGATTAGAAATCTGATGGAATTACAAAAGAAACATAAAACTCCTATTCACCTTGAATTTCAGTATAAAAAAATTTGTTTCAGTAATCCAACAACTAATCAAACTTATCACATCATTAATCAAGAGAACACAGAAATAGATGGATTGTATATCAAGTCAAGAGAAGTGGAGAAATTCCAACAAGCGATTAAAGACTTTAAAAAAAATGGCGTGAAAAATGGTGAGGAGGTGCTTGTGTATCATAATTTAATGCGGGAGTATCGTTTTGGAACTTGGAAAGAAATAATGGACGACGTTAAAATTAATAACTTAAAACTGGTTGATTGTAATGTGCGAACTTGGAAATGGGGTAGTAAAAAGTATATTCGTTTTACTCTTGTAAGCAATAATGAAAAAGGTTGTGGGTTAAGTGGAATGGAGTTTGCGTTCGGTCACCATATAGATGGGTTTTCATATTGTGTAGAAAGCGAACTTTGGAAAGAAAAGAAACAAGAACTATATGCTATTGTTGAAAGAGAAAAAACTGAATATGGTAAAGATACAAGGCGTGATATTGGTGGTAATACGTATAACAGAAAAGAGATTGACTAATTTAATTCATCACAATAAATTACATTAATTTTTTTAACATATTTAAATTAAAACTGCTTGAAACTGCCAAAAAAAAATTGAAAGTAATTTAAATGATGATGCTGTATATAATCAATATGAAATCTACAACATCAACCCAAATAAAAAAACGAGAAAGCCCAAATGACATATTTCTTACACCACCCGAACTCGCAAAAAAACAAATTGATATGATTGATTTTAAACACGACGAGGTATGGCTTGACCCATTTAAAAATACAGGTAATTATTATAATCAATACCCCACAGATAAAAAGGATTGGTGTGAAATATTAGAAGGCAAAGATTTCTTTGAATACAATATGGAAGTAGATGTCATTTGCTCCAATCCGCCCTATTCATGTATTGATGACATATTGAAAAAATCAACTGAATTAAATCCCCGTGTCATTTCTTATTTGATAGGTATGGGAAACCTAACCGCTAAAAGGATTGAGTATATGGAAGGGCGTGGCTATGGATTAACACAAATACACATGTGTAAGGTTTTTAAATGGTATGGTATGTCTTTTATTGTTAATTTTGAAAAAGATAAAAAAAGTATAATTTCTTATGATAGAAAAGTTTGGAAGTGAATAAAGTTTAATTCATCACAATAAATTACATTAATTTTTTTAACATATTTAAATTAAAATTGATTTAGAAATAATATCTCAGTATATTATAGAATGAACGAATTAAAAGAAGCATTAGATAAAGTTATGACAATTGGCGAATCAACTAAAAAGGTTTACGGATACAATTACAAACGACTATTAAAATTAACCGATGGCGAACTTATTCTTCCAATGAGCCAAGAAAGAATTATTAATTTTATCCATCAACCCGACATACCACCTCAAAGCCAAAATGGTTTATTAACTGTTGCTCTAACTATCCGAAATAATAATGGGCTTAAAAGTGATAAACTGATAAAGTTTAGAGATACGAAACTTTATAACGATAAACTTGCGTACAAAAGAATTAAAAATGTTGAACTCAAAGACGATTTACCGAGTTTGGATGATTTAGAAAAGTACACACGATCGTTATATAATAATGAAGATTATACAGGATATATAATTAACTACTTGATGTTGAGATATGGTCTTCGTAATAAAGATCTAAATATAATTATAACAAACAATCATGAGATAACATCTGTTCGTGATAAAACCAATATAAATTATTTATATCTAACCAAGAGATATATTATATACATCAGAAATGATTATAAAACGTTTTCTACTTACGGAAAACAAAAGCATAAGATAGAGAAAGCATTGTTCTACCGAGCAGTAATGCAAGTAATAGGAGATGAATATGAAAAACCGCTATTACAATTGAAAGGCGGTGAGCATATCAGCGAAGAAAGCTTAGCCAAAGTAATCCAAAGAAAAACATACAACGGAATCGGTGAAGGTAAATATCTTAAAACTCAAATACAAGACTTAAAGAAACAAGGGAATATAAAACGTATTAAGGAATTAGCCAAAGCGAGAGGAACGGACGTAGCTACCATCTTCGAAGAATATGATATAGACAATTAAATATTATAAAAAAGTATATTATAATATTTAGAGATAAATTGATTTAGAAATAATATCTGTATAGTTTATAAGGATGCCCGTCCAAAAACAAATTCAGATATTATTTGATGCCTCTATGGCTTTACTAAATACACGTGAAAACAAGATTCCCCTTCACAATAACTACTTAACCGATGACGTTGAACATCTTTTAGGGTTAGTTGATCTTGAAATAAATGAACCGAATGGTTATGCTATTAGGACCGGATATAATAATATATTAGGAAAAACCTTTATATCGCTTGACTTTGATTGTTGTTATAAAGACGCTAAAAAAGATGTATATGTAGATTGTAAAAATACAAAGCGTTTACTTAATGATTATCAAGAACAAGTTGGTTCTACTGATGGTATGTTTAAATCTTCAACAGACGGCAATTATAATGTAATAGTTGATATAACAAACAGCGAAATCATAATTGAATTATTAAAACATAAAGGGGCGGTTTGGAGTGCTATGGAATACAACCTGGAAATACTACAACACAAGATACAAGTGATACCTCCTACGGCTACAAAATGTAAAAAAACTGGTATTAAAAACCCGAGAACGTGGATTGGTGAGGAACTAATTTATGTCGTGAAAGACGATAATGACCCTATTGTAGACTTTATTTCATCGTATCTTGAATTACCAGGAGGTAAGGAAATCAAAAAGAAATATGAAACGAAAAAACAAAAAGATAGTCAAAAGAAATTCGAAGAAACGGAAGATGAAGAGAAATATATACTATGCGAAGAGAATATTAAACTAACTGAAAAACTATTGACGAAAACTAAATTAAAAGAAATAGCAAGTGCTTATGATGGATGGTGGAAAATGGCTTATGCTATATATAATACTCACGGCGAAGAAGGAGAGGAGGCATTTGTTAATTTCTCTTTATGTGATAAATATCGTGATAAACAGGAGATCATTAATTATTGGAGAACTAATGTATGTGGTTTTGGGGACAAAATAAAAAATAATTACTGTTTTATGAATTCATGGTATATTGTTAAGGTATTGAAGAATGTTGATTATGAAAACTATACTAAATACATAGAAGAGATATTTGAAGAATTAGAAAAACACAAAAAATTACAAGTTAAAAAATTGGTTGAAGATATGGACGGGGACATCAGATTAGCTAAGATTATTTATGGTGGTAAGAATTATTTGATTTATAATAAAGCAGACGACAGAATGGATATTGTTGATAAAGAAACAATTGAACATATACTAAACGAACAAGTTCCTGAGGGTTTCCTCGAAAAATGGTTAAAATCAAAAGATAAAAAAACGTATGATAAAGTTGATTTTCAACCCTACAAAGAAACGTCCAAAAGAGTTTATAATACATTTAAAGGTTTCCCACATCATAAAAAAATTTATAATGATGAATTTAAACCTAATTGGGCTTTCATTAATCATTTCAAAGAATATTGTAAACGTGTATGTTCCAACGAGGATATGGCTTGTTCGTTTTTAGAGCAGAACATAGCTCATATATGTTTCAAAGGCAGACCTGGTATTTGCATTTGTATTTATGGACGACCAGGTTCGGGTAAATCATCATTAACCTTACTGTTAAAAAAGTTAATTGGTGAAGATTATTGTAAAGACGATTATGACGCAAAAAACGGTATATTTAAAAACTTCAACGCTGGATTTCAGGATAAAATATTGATTGTTCTGAATGAACCTGATTGGGATAGCTTTTCAAAAAACATGGGGATATTTAAACACTCCATTACTGACCAAAGCTTACGGATTGAAAAAAAAGGAGTAGATAGTTATGATGTTTGTAATCACTCTACATATTGGATAACAACAAACAACAAGAATTTATTTAATCAAGAGAGGGACGATAGACGATTCTTCTTTGTGAATTGTGAATTTAATAGTATGGATAAAGACGTTAAACATAAATACTTCAACGAGTTTTATACTGAAATGCTTAACAATGAAGAATATATATGTTCTGTGCTTTGGTATTTATACAACGAAGTACTGATAGATAATTATAATTTTGAAGGGATGAAAGAAAGTTGTCGTACCGAATACCATAAGATTATCACTTCTACATACAAAGATACTGATATTGATGATTGGTTGTGTTCTTTTATACAAAACAAACAAGCTGGGGCTTACACGAAGAATGATAAAAACGAAATGAATGAACTTGACGAAGAGGTTGACGTATTAGAAGAAAATTATTGGTTTAATGAAAATTGTTTATGGCATCAATACAAAGAGGATAATAAGGGGTCAAGGACAACAAGTCGGGATATATTTATACAATCTATTAAGATTGCTTGTAATTGTGATAATATTACTTACAGACGCAATGAGGAAGGTGTTAGAACGAAATATGTCAAGCTTATGGCTTCAACTATTAAAGAGAATTTAATTAACAGAAATATTTGGCTCGTATAATGTAGTGTATTTATTTAAGGTTATTGAGATATGCGTGTTTATGTATTTATTTTCTAATTTGAAATCTCGCTCTTGGTCCTATATCCAATCTTTTTTTGGATTTTCAAATTTTTTTTTTTTTTTTATTAAATTAAAAAAAAAAAAAAAAAACTCCAAGAACAAAAAAAAA